TCACGCTTCAATCGGCCAAGAAAAACGCCAATATCATCGAATTTCTGCAAGAATCGCTGGCCGAGATTGAGGCCAACCGCTATAAATTTTGTGACGAGAGCGATACGGCCATCCAGAACATCATTGATGAAATAGTTGCGCTGTATCTTTCTACGCTTTATAAACTGCGCTTCTTAGCGTGAGGGTAGAACATGGAACTTCTTAATCCGATGGCCGATGCCGTATACCCCGGTCGTACGGTAGCGTACACGGGCACCGCAGGCTCTACGGCGACTTGGCAGTCCGGCCCGCAGGGCGTAGTGGTATGGTGTACGTCAGCCGCGTACGTGGTCGTGGGGGAAGGCGTGACGGCAACGACTTCCAGCACTCCGATCCCGGCCAACACGCCAATTCCGTTTATTGTGCCGCAAGGCACTGGCGCGCCCTGGCGAGTGAGTGCCATTCGCGTAACGGCTGACGGCGACTTGTACGCCAAGCCCATCAACATCCGATGAGCTTCGGAGTTGGTTTGCGAAATGCGGTCGGGCTAGGGCTTGGCGGCATTGCTTCGTTTTTGACGGGCTACGCAAGCGACGTGATATTTGGCAATCTGGAAACCGAAACCGGCGAAAACTTGGTGCAAGAGAACGGCGGCTTGCTGCTGCTGGAGTGATGAATGGCAATCATTAAAATTTCTGAACTGCCTGCCGCTGTTGAGCCTATTTCTGGGGCCAGCGTGTTGCCTATCGTTGATGGAAACAACATCACGGTAAAAGCAACCATTGACCAGATTCGCCAATTTGTCAGCATTTTAGATTTTGGAGCCGATTCAACCGGCGTAACGGATTGCACAGCGGCGCTGCAAGCGGCTGTTGCTTCGGGCGCAAAGTCAATTTATTTTCCAAAAGGTAACTACATTGTTACCGATACCTACACTATTAGCCTCATTAACGATCTTGAGATTTATGGTGAGGGCGTTATTACTTACTCTGGTGACGCACTTGCCAACAACATCTGGACGTTTGTTTGTGGCGGCTACAATTTTATCCTTTCTGGCTTGACCTTTATTGGATCAAACTTGGCGGCTGGCGGCGTGTATGTAAGAAACACTACGCCAATGACAAGCAATCTGCCAAACGCAACAGTCAAAGGTTGCGTATTCAAAAACTTCAGAATGCTTGCCGTCACCGACCGCAATTTTGGCTTGTTGGTTGCGGGGTCTTTCAATACCGTTTACATAGCGGAAAACCGAATAGAAAACATTACCCGCGCCGCAGGTACTGGAATAGTCAGCATTTCCGGCACCACCGGAATTGGCGCGTCCGTTGTCAATCTTGGTGGGGGCGAACTTCGATGGATTTATCAATGTATCCATACCGGAAATTCAATCAGTAACATTTCTGGCGGCGATGCTGCGGGGTCTGCTGCGAACTTTGACTATGACGGAATCGTTTTTGCTTCTCCCAACCCGTCAAACTTTCCTAGCGCAGACGGATCACACAAAGTGTTTCCGCCATCGCTGTTTATTTCTAGCGGAAATACGTACACCAACTGCCGTGGTCGAGCCATCAAGGTTCAAGGCATTGCTAACATCAACGATGAAAAAATTATTCGTAATGATGGGTATTGCCTTTCTGGTGGTAGCGTAGAAATTGACTTGCAGTATGGCGTTGGAACTATCAACGACATCACGTTTATGTATTACGACTATTTAAGTGGCGGTGTTGCAACATCTCCGCTCAACGGTAGCGTTACCCTAACGTCGGTCTATCAAGGCGCTTATTACGACGAAAAATCAACAGGTGCAATAGTCGATGGATTGACGGTTTATAACGAAATTAAATCTGGCATTGCAAATGCCGACATAAATTTAATAATGTCCGCCACGCTTGGCTATAACGACACGATTGACCGGCCTTTGGTTTCATTGTCAAACGTAATAGTTAATCGTAATGGCGTACTTGGCATCGTTTCTAGCGATTTTCCCCCGTCAAACGTCGGCTTTTTGTCGCTTAACAACATTTCGGTCGCAAAAATTACTCAAGCTGCGATGCTTGTCGCAAATACCAACGCTGGCCGCATTCTTAATGCTACAAACATCATTAACCTTGACGGCGTAAAAACCCCGGCTAACGCCAAACCGTTTTTCCGTGCAGCAGGAACGTACGCCGACGCGGGGTGGGGTGGTATTGTTAACGGATTCAACATTCGCGGATTTGAACTTAATTACGTTGGCTCTACACAATCGACGCGTCAAACTCCAATGCTGGTGGACGGCGCGCTTACTGGTGCCGAAAATCATGGCGCGCTGTCGGTGCAATCTGTTGCAATCGCTGATGACGGAACGCACGCATTTGATCGTCGCGGCGTAACTGCAAACCGACTGTTAGTTGCTATTAGCGTTAATTATGACTCAGCTTCTCAAGCTATTTTGGCTTGCGGCGATGATGACGTTTATGTGATTGCTGCAAGAACGCCTAATGATTTTGAAGCGTCTACGACTGGATCAAATCCCGATATTGACGGAAAAATTAACGTTTGGTTTGTGGATAATAAACTTCGCATTAAAAATAGACTTGGCAGCAGTCGTACTTTTACGCTTTCATTTTTAGGTTGAGTACCCTAAGAGGTTATCATGGCTGACAAAAAGATTTCCCAACTTACCGCCGCCTCTACCCCGCTTGCGGGTACTGAGGTACTACCTATTGTTCAAAGCGGCAGCACCGTTAAGGTCGCATCTGATGACCTGACGGTCAAGAACGTGCGATCGAATGCGACGACCGGCATCCTGCAGGTCGCAGGCCCCGGCGCTGGCACGACCCGCGTTATGACTACCCCTGACGCTAACTTCACAGCGGCCCGCACCGACGCAGCGCAAAACTTCGCAGGCAACAACACGTTCGACACCAATGTACTTGCCATCGACGCAGCCAACAACCGGGTCGGTATCAACACCACCACCCCGGGCTTTCCCTTGGATGTCGCCGGCACCGCATCTGCACAGCGATCCCGCACTCTAGCTGGAGCTGCGGATGATTCGAGGGTGGAAATCGTCGCGCCGAATGACACCAAATCGCCGTTGGTTGCTTTTGCCGTTTCCGGCGTCCGCAATTCCGGCATCATCGGATTCCCGCCGGGTGATGATGCGTTTGTTTATCGGCGTCAGGCGAGCAGTTTCTCCGATGGCACCGAAGCCTTCCGCATCACGGTTGCCGGAAATGTCGTCGCAGGCGCATCTGCCGCCCTTGCTACGACCGCGACCAACGGCTTCTTGTATGTCCCGACCTGCGCGGGTACGCCTACGGGTACGCCGACCGCTATCACGGGCATGGCACCCATCGTCGTCGACACCACAAACAACAAACTTTACTTCTACAGCACCGGCGTATGGCGCGATGCTGGGCCGTAATAAGTATTGACTCTTTTACGCAACAGCGTACGATTTATCCGTACTGGTGCGGTTCACCAGGGATTCTGAAGGAATCAAAATGTCTGAAAACGAAGTTGTAGCGGAACAAGTACCCGCGCCGGAACCGGAAGCTACGGCAGCACCGGAACCCGAAGTTGTTGCTCAAGAGGCAACCCCGCCGGAGGAAAAGCCTGCCAAGACGTTCTCCCAAGAGGAGCTCGACGCGCTGGTAGGTAAACGACTTGCACGGGAACGTCGCAAGTGGGAACGAGAGCAAGCGTTGAAAGTGCCTGAGCCGATGGCCCAGACGCCTGCCGCGCTGCCTGACCGGGACATCGACCCCGACGCTTATACGGAAGCCCTTGCGGCCCGTAAGGCGGAGGAATTGCTGGCCCAGCGTGAGGCGGATCGGCAGCAGCGCGAGCTGTTGACGGCCTATAAGGAACGTGAGGAAGCGGCCTTTGACAAGTACGACGACTTTGAGCAAGTCGTGTACAACAGGGCGTTGCCAATCACGAACGTGATGGCCGAGACGATTCAGGCTTCGGATGTTGGCCCCGACGTAGCGTACTACTTGGGCTCCAACCCCCGCGAGGCTGAACGTATTTCCCGTTTGTCGCCATACCTGCAAGCCAAGGAGATTGGTAAGATTGAGGTCAAGTTGACCGACAATCCGCCGGTCAAAAAGACAACTAATGCGCCCCCGCCGATTAAGCCTGTGACGGCTAAAACCGTCGGCGCACCGGCCCGAGACACGACTGACCCCCGCTCCGTCAAGGACATGAGCACGTCAGAGTGGATTGAAGCCGAGCGTCTGCGACAGATTAAACAGTGGGAAGCCCGACGTAACCGCTAACTTCTTTTTTGGAGATTTACTGTGTCTAATACACTGCTTACTATTGACATGATCACCCGGAAGGCTCTCGAAATTCTTGAGAACAACTTGGTGATCACCCGCAACGTGAACCGTCAGTACGACGACAGCTTCGCTGTCTCAGGTGCCAAGATCGGTTCTACACTGCGTATCCGTTTGCCCGACCGCGCTTTGGTCACTGACGGTGCCGCCCTGCAAGTTCAGGACGACAACGAACAGTTCACCACGCTCACCGTCGCCTCGCAGAAGCACATTGGCGTCAACTTCACCAGCGCCGAAATGGCCCTCCAGTTGGACGACTTCGCCGAGCGCGTGCTTAAGCCGCGTATCAGCCAGCTCGCTTCCAGCATCGACGCCGATGTGGCCAACAGCTTCAAGAAGGTCTATCAGTCGGTCGGTACGCCTGGCGTCACCCCCGGCACCTCGCTGGTTCTTTTGCAGGCCCAGCAGAAGCTGAACGAAGCCGCCGCCGGCATGGCTCCGCGCTACGCGACCGTCAACCCGGCCGCCAACGCTGGCCTCGTCGAAGGCATGAAGGGCTTGTTCAACCCGGTGGACTCCATCAGCCGCCAGTTCAAGAACGGCATGATGGGTGAAGGCGTCCTCGGCTACGACGAAATCAACATGTCGCAGTCGATCAAGCAGCACACCAACGGCTCGGCCTCGCGTTCGGACACCCCGATTGTGAAGACCACGCTCGTCAACGGTGCGACCAAGCTGACGCTCGACAACGTGACCGACGGCCTCACCCTCGTCCCCGGCGACGTGTTCACCATCGCTGGCGTGTTTGCGGTCAACCCGCAGACCCGCGAGTCCACCGGTTCGCTGCAGCAGTTCGTTGTGCAGAACACCGTCACCTCGGCTGCTACCGAGTTCGTGGACGTGGAGTTCCTGCCGGCGGTCTACGGCCCGACGCACGCCCTCGCCACGGTCAGCAAGCTGCCGGCCGCTAGCGATGTCGTGACCTACGTGGGTGCCGCTAGCGGCCAGTACGCTCAGAACTTGGTGTACCACAAGGACGCGATTACGTTTGCCACCGCCGACCTCCTGCTCCCGCAGGGCGTTGACATGGCGTCGCGTCAGGTCCACAACGGCATCTCCATGCGCGTTGTCCGTCAGTACGACATCAACAACGACCGTATGCCCTGCCGTATCGACGTGCTGTATGGCTACTCGGTGATCCGTCCGCAGATGGCCTGCCGCATCTGGGGCTAATTCTTAACCTTATTCACGGAGTAACTAAAAATGGCAATTCCTAACGGTACTAGTGGCTACCAGGTTGGTGCTGGTAATGTCGGCGAACCGCTGATCTTCCCGCAGGGCGCCCCCACGGCGCTCACGGCGGGTGCGACTGCGACGCCGGCTGAGCTGGCGAACGGTCTTTTCACCTTCAACGGCACGGCGGGCAACCTTGTCCTTCCGACCGTTGCTCTTTGGGAGGCGGCCTACTCGTCCGCTGAGAAGGTGGACGCGGCGTTCGACTTCTTTGTCATCAACATCGACGCGGCCGGTTCGGATGCGATTACGGTGGCGGTTGGCACGGGCTGGACGCTTGTGGGCGCGGGCGCGGTTTCGGCGGGTACGTCGGGCCACTTCCGTTGCCGCAAGACCGGCGACAATGCCTGGACTGTCTACCGCATTTCGTAATGGCAAACGCCCCCTACGGGTGATACCGTAGGGGGCACTGCTCACAGGAGTATTTTGTATGCCTAATACTAAGGCGGTTGGCGTTGCGTTTTCGGACCCCGAGCTGGACGGCGCGGTAATTGGGTCGGCAGGCGGTACGGTCGGATTTTTCGGCACGACGCCGGTTTCCGAAGGTGCGGCTCTTACGGCCCAGCTTACGACGATTACGTCCACGCCCCCGTCTCCGGCCGACTTTGCGATTCAGGATTTGACTCAGACGACCCCGTTTGGCTTTGTTACTAAGAACGAAGGCAACACGGTGTTGGCTGTGGTTGCAAACCTCCAGACTCGCGTTGCTCAGTTGGAGTCGCGGTTTCAGGCTTACGGGCTTCTGCCGTAACTATGAACATATATCTTCGCCATCCCGTGCATGGGCTAAAGATAGCCATTTCCGATTTGGAAGCGGCTATGGACTACGAGCACGGGTGGGAAGAATATGACCCAATGGAACCGGCGGCGCAGGAGGAAGACCCTGCTGCGTCGCCGGAACCTATGCCGGTCGTTAACGAGCTAAAGGCGCGTCGAAAGCGGAAGGAGTAGGTCATGGCGACAGCGGGCGATCAAATCAACGGGGCGCTGCGTCTGCTGGGCATCTTGGCTGAGGGCGAAACGCCGTCGGCTTCGATGGCACAGGACGCACTTTCGGCGTTCGATCAGATGGTGGATAGCTGGAACACCGAGCGCCTCGCCGTGTTCTGCACCCAAGACCAGACTTACATGTGGCCTGCCGGCGAGCGTATTCAGACGCTTGGCCCGTCGGGCGATTTTCTTTATTTGCTTGGCACTCAAAGCGAAGTGCCGATTACCACGCAAGACGATGACTACATTTCCGTCGAAGACGGGAACAATGTGGCGCAGCGTCCGATTTTGCTTGATGACTCGACTTTTTTCCGCGACCCGTCTACGAACGTGTCGTACGGCATCAAGTTCATCAACCAGCTGCAGTACAACAACATTGCAGTCAAGACCGTGCAGAGCACCTATCCGCAGGTGATGTTCGTCAACAATACGTTTCCAAACATCTCCATGTCGGTCTATCCGGTGCCAAATCGGGTGCTGGAGTTCCACTTTATTTCGGTGCAGCGGCTGTTGGACCCCGCGTCGCTCAGTACGGAAATCCTCATGCCGCCGGGCTACTTGCGGGCGTTCCGGTATAACTTGGCGCTGGAACTGGCGCCGGAGTTTGGCGTTGAGCCGGCGCCGGACGTGCGCCGCGTTGCGATGTACAGCAAGCGTAACCTCAAGCGCATCAACAACCCCAACAACGTTATGGCGATGCCGTACAGCATCATCGCCCGTCGCAATCGGTACAACATCTACGCCGGTAACTTTTAATGAAGACGCCGATCCTGGGCTCGTCTTACGTTGCGCGCAGCGTAAACGCCGCCGATGCTCGGATGGTGAACCTCTACCCCGAGGTCATCCCCGAGGCCGGCAAGGAGCCTGCGTACCTTCAGCGTTGCCCTGGTATGCGGCGGTTTATGCAAGTCGGCAGCGGCCCTATTCGTGGGCTGTACCCGCTTAGCGGCTCGCTGTTTGTCGCATCGGGTCAAGAGTTTTACAAGGTTGACGAGAACCTTAACGTTACTAAGCTGGGCGACATCGCGGGTAACGACGCCGTGTCTATGGCGGACAACGGCGTCCAGATATTTGTAGCCTGTAACCCGAACGGATACATCTACAACAACAACACCAACGTGTTCCAAGAGATTACCGACCCTGACTTCCCCGGCGCAGTCACGGTCGGCTACTTGGACGGGTATTTCGTATTTAACGAGCCGAACAGCCAGCGTATATGGGTGACGGCGCTGCTTGATGGCCTGTCGGTTGATCCGCTTGACTTCGCGTCAGCCGAAGGTTCGCCGGACGGCTTGGTATCCATCATCATAGACCACCGCGAAGCGTGGCTGTTTGGCACCAACTCCATTGAGGTCTGGTACAACTCGGGCGACCCCGACTTCCCGTTGACGCGCATCCAAGGCGCATACAACGAAATCGGGTGCCTTGCGCCGTATTCGGTTGCAAAACTGGATAACAGTGTGTTTTGGTTGGGGTCAGACGCCCGTGGACAGGGTGTTGTATACCGCGCACAAGGCTATCAAGGCGTGCGCGTTTCGACCCATGCGGTCGAGTTCGCCATCCAAAACTACACTGATTTGTCTGACGCCATCGCGTATACGTATCAGCAAGACGGCCACGCGTTCTACGTGCTGATTTTCCCGACGGCCAACACCACTTGGGTGTATGACGCCGCGACCGGCGCTTGGCATGAACGCGCAGCGTTTGAGAAAGGTCAATTCCGTCGCCATCGATCAAACTGTCATGCCCGTTTTAAGGGCAAGCCGATTTT